GCGTTGAAGCTGATTCAGCGAGCGCCCGGCAGATTCGCCAAGCACACCCATAAGCTCAGATGTAGAGCCTGCGGGGTTGAAGAGATCAACTTCCTCGTTGACAATGTAGAACTGACCATATTTGGCAACCGTCGCCGTCACGTCCGTAAACGTGGGAACGTCAGCGTCCCGGCCCATCATATAGGCCGCGTTGCCGGTCAATTCTGAGAGCGCCGTAGTAGACGGCGTTTCCTGCTCAATGCGACGCCACTTGATCGTGGACGTACCAGCCTGTTTCATCAGGCGGCCCGGCATCGTTCCCATAAAATAGGGGAGCTTCTGCCGCGCACGGCGCAAGAAAGTTTGCGTGAAGGCAACATTAACTGGCTTTTGAAGTTCAGTGTCAGTTGCCGTGATTGTGAGAGCCATTTTTTTGCCTTTCGGTTCTCATGGCTCCCGAATCAATGAACCACCCCTCATGGGCGGCCCTAACGCACAGGCTTACGAAGCTGCCGCCTGAGACCTTTTCCAAGCCTCAAACTGTGCATCGCTCATTTGCGCTACCTCAGATTCGTCAACCTCCAGCGCTTCGGGAGCCTTCTTAGATGCTCCCCGAACCGCCGCCGTAACAGCTTCTCGATCTTCCGTTGCGTTCTTGTCAGGCAAGGCTTCGCCATATCTTGAAAATTCGCTTCCAAGTTTCTGGACCACCTTTTTAAAGGCTGCCTGATTCAGATTGCGGTTTTTCCATGCTTCGGCAAGGGCGGGGTTTTTCCTCGCCTTTGCGTCAACCCATGCCGTGATCAAGTCGTCGTCAAACATCTCGGCGTCTAGCTCGCCGCGCACATCCTTGATGACATCCACCATGTCAGTGCGGGTTTGCGTTTCTGCCAAGGCTGCTTCAAGACTATTCAACCTTTCGACAAGGGCCGCATTGGGATCGACCTGCTGCTCAGCTTTTTGCTCGGGTACAGCTTGATCAAATTGCGACAGCAATTCATCCAAGCCCTCATCCTGTGCGTTGGTCTCCTCTGCTGTCGGCTCTGCCACAGCTTCGGATTCATCAACCACGGTCTGCTTCTGCTCTTCGCTCATGTTTTCTCCTGTTGCGAAGTTAAACTACCCCTTACCGGGGATTTCTCCTGTTAGTAAAACCATTATCTCTTCCCAGTGATTCAATCTTCCAGAGTCGAAAACGGCCTTCGCGCCGTAACTCTCCAGGCTATCTGTTGCCGAACGCGAGACCTTGAAGCGCGGTAGAGATGGTTCCGGCATCGCCTTCAATAGCTCCGGGTACATCGGGTGCTGCCTGATCTCCTGTAGGAAGCTCCTCAAAGCTGGTGATTGCGTCGACATCAGTCCATTTTCCTTCTCTCAGCACTTGTTCGATGGCTGATTTAATATCTATGGTCGGCTGGTTGCCCAATTGAATGGAAATCTGGTCCATCTGTAGAGCTAATTGTAGCGCAGCAAGTCTGGATTGCTGTTTTTCTCGCTCCTCGGTCGGGCCGGAAGCGCCAAACCACTCAAAAACGACATTTTCTGGTAAGGCGTCTTTGGTCAGATTGATAAACCCGCCATAAGATTCGGAATACACCGACATTTCGCCCTTCATTTCGTCTCTGGCCATGTCGTATGCCATATAGAGCCAGCGTGTCAGCCCATCCCGCCCGGTTGCGTTGACATAATCCACTGTTCTTGAGGCCCCACGTTGAATCTCTGCGTCTTTTGCAAAGGCTGTGGTGTGCGAAACCGTTTGCGCGCCAACTCTTGCGGGCAAAACCCCCACCAGATCGCCGTAAAGACTCACGCCCAGGCTTAAAGCGCTTGCCAGCGCCGCCGGGTCGCCGCCAATTTCGTCGTAAACCTGAACGGGATCGGTAGTACCCCACTTGGCGTAAGGGACGATATTCGGACCACCCTCGGCGGCGAAATAGCTATCTGTGCGGTCCCACCCAATCGGGGGGGCATTTTTCAACATTGCGCTGTCCAGAAGCCTGTTTAGGGCGTCCGTGGCCATCATTTGAATCGGGCGGCCTTTTTCCAGCGGGCCAGTTGGGTAGATATCGGTTGCTGATTCAAAGTGGTAAGGCGCTAATATATAAGAGGAATACGGCTTCTTTCTAAATCTTAAGCGAATAACGGCTCTAGAAACCTTACCTCCGCTTGTCGAACCCTTCGCGACGGTTACAATCACGCCCGGAATTTTTAAATCACGTACAGTCTTTCTGGGGGCGACTAAATCGCCTTCCATTTCAAGAACTTGCACGAAACCGTTCTTGTCGGCTTCCAATTGGCGCACATTAGCTGGCATCCATCCGCCGTCTGGATCGTCGGGATTGGGGGAGCCTTTCTTGGCCGCCGTTTGGATGTCTTCGAGCTTGAACCACTCCTCGGCAATATGAGACGGGCCGAAAACCGTCGCAGATTGCATGGACGGCATGGGATCGTCGAGATAAACATTCCTTATGCTTCCAGGAACGATTACCGGAGTTTTAACTCTCTCTTTGCGGGTTCCCTTGGCCTCATGAATGTAAACATTCTTTTCTTGCAGGCGAGCGCGGCCCACACCCATACCATACCTTACGGATTCCGCGTTGATCCGATCCCAGTGTCCAATGTGGTCGTATTGCCGAAAGCAGTCATTCAAAAACCCCTCGACCAGCTTGTCAGCGTTGTCTTGATTGATTTTTGATGGAACTTCATTTTCATCACCGGCAATCAGGGCGGAGAAATCAACGTTCCGAAGATATTCATCAGTTACTTCCGAATGGGCAGCGTACCACCTGCCATCGCCAAACATAAGGCGGCGAATATCGGCATTGTGCACTTCGAGGGCCTGGGCTTGGAGCGGAAGCTCAACCTCAGCCATCCACTGCTTATCGGTGTCTATCCGACCGTCAGGGGTTTTCTTGAACTCCACACTGGGTTTCATGCCAACTTGGCGGTCGATATCGTCCCAATGCTCCTCTTTGTCTTTTCTCGCGGTCTTGCGCTTGTGGAAGGTGTCCAAGACATGCTCGGCAATGCCGTCAAAGTCCCGCTTGTCAACCTTGCGTTTACGTTCAGGCATGTAGCAATTCCTCGGCCCTATCCACGATATGCGAAACTTCTTGCTTCATTTCTTTCAGCCGGAGCCTTTTCTTTGCTTCGTTGTCCATGCCGAAATTATGCATGCGGCACTTGTATTGCGCCGTCCCGAAAGAGAAATCTTCCTCGTTTTTCATCAGCCACCCAACCGTCAGATAGAGGCCATGCGGAAAGTCTTTTGATTCAACGCCGAAATGCGACATCAACGGAACCTTATCCGCCGGAACAAACCCGTCTGCCATCAGGATATCAACTCCCCTGTCGGTGTATCTGCTTTCCTGAGAGAGTCCGGCGCGTGCGCACCAATCCTCAATTTGTTTTTTTGTCTTCATGCCGAACTCGCAATTGGATTCATGGGAGCGGATTTTTTGATCGTGAGCGACGGGGGGATTGCGTAGCGTTTCATCATGACCGCGTAAAAAGTGGCTTTCATGATATCGTCCCGTCGGTCGACAATTTTCCCGTCTTTTCTGTGGTAGCTTCTTTTCTCTTCAAACCAATCTCTTAGGTGGGTTGAGACCTTGAACCTGCCGGTCATCATTCTTTCCAGCACCTCATCGACTATAGGCTCCACCGGCTGGGGGCCGCCCTTGTCTTTTGTTTCGCCCCGCGCCTTAGGATAGCGGGCCGATTTGGACATCATGTTTGCGCCATGCTCCCGGTAGGCGTGCGCGAGTGTCTTGCCACCGGTCTTTTCCCTGTTCATGCCGTCGTGCGGCCACGCCACCGGAATCAATGGGTTTGTCTTCTTTAGCCACGCCGCGTGATAGGGTGCCGTTTCGCCAGCTTTCCTATAACAATCAATGACATAGATGATGTCACCATCACGATCAAAGGCGATTTCAACGCCTGCCGCCGGATGGTCAATCCCGAAATCACACCCCTTGATGCGGGCGAAGTACGGCGGAATTCCGTTCGGGAAGTCTGTCGCCAGATCAAACGAAATATCCTCATCGGGAATGGGGAATACAGCGCCCTCACCGAGCATCGGTATGCCCTGCGTTCTAGCTGCTCTTTCGTGCGCCCTGTACGAAGAGGCGAGACGTTCACGCTCCTCTTTAGGTAGATGCGGTGCGTCTTCCCATGTAGCGCCCCTTAAATAAATCCCCTTCCCGCCCGATTGGAAGTGCTCAACCAATTCAGTCAGGCCCAAAAGGGGAGTAAATGTAACCAAAACAATACCGTCAGACGTTAGAATACGTGTTTGCGCTTCGGAGAAAATCTTGTAATTGTCGGGTTCCTCGTCCATCCACACAACATGCGGAGCGGTGCCCTGCCATTTCTGCCAGCCCTGCTCGTAGGTCTTTAAGACGCAGGTGCTTAAGCCGCCCATTCTGTGTTTGACCTGGAAAGAATCAACAACCCCCTTGACGCCAGCCTGTCGAGTGGTTGGCTTGCCCTTTATTCTTGACTTGGGTATCCAGCCCGTTCCCAAATCTTCACCTAGGCCGCCGAGAAGCTCGTTTTGAACAATATCCTTTGAGGTTTCGTTCGTTGGCGATCCAGTCCAAACCAAAACCGGCTTTTCAAACCTTTTGCCTTCCCACCAAGACGGGTATTCTCCTGTCAAGTGGTAGGAAACTTCCGCAGCGGCAGACATCGACTTGCCCACCCGGTTCGCCGCCATAAGCATGCGCTCGGGGTTGTGCGCCCCGGCGGCGTGAAATTCTTTCTGCCACTCATAAGGTTTGTAGGTGGAGAGCTTCGATACATCGACCGCCTGATGAAAGAGCCGTATTGCTTCGGCAATCTCAGCATCAGTTTGCGTATTTATTCCAGCGTTCCCTAGACCAGCCACTTGCGTCTTTCATTTTTGGTTGCCCGTGGAATTGCATGATAATTCCCGTTGGGGACTCAATCCCGTGTTTTTTGTACGAAACAATTCCGCTTTCGGGTGTTTTCCATAATTTATGGCAAAGATCAGCTAAATAGAATTGATCCCCACGCATGCCAGCCCGCCCCATTTCCATATCCGGGTCTTGAATGAACTTGTCCCAAATGTAATCTGTGCGCTCAGGAATCCACATCACTGACGAATTGCCATCAGCAACGCCGAAAAAGTCCTCAACCATCACGAACTCTTCACCACCCATAAATTTCTTCGGCGATGAAAACACAAAGCTATCAAGGTCAATAAATAGGCAGGGCCGTAAGTCTTTGTTTTCAGGGGCAAAAATCTCTATCTTTGACCACCAGCCCGGCAAATCGTAAAGAAGCGGTAAACACTCCCCCTCACACTCCCTGTCCGTGAGCGTGATTACGTCACAATCGGAGACTTCGTATATCTGCCTTGTTAGCGCCGTGACATACTCAGGCCCGTAAACATCGCCCGATCTGACTAGCACTATTTGCATTCCGAGAACCGCCTAAAAATCTGCTCATGATTTGGGGCGCAAGATCACATCGCGATGAATCCGCTCAGCAACATCATACCCTTCGAAGTGTTCCGACCATCCTGAGCGGAACCCATACCGATCTGACAGCCCCTTATCCTCAACCATCAAAATCGGCTTAAACCGGGCAATGGTTTCCTTCGCACCTTTTAGTGCTTCGGGTTCCATACCCTCTATATCGAGACAAATCAGGTCACAGGCCGTCAAGGCCAGTTCATCAATGGTTATTACTGGAATACGCCCCTTGCCCGATACCTGATGTGCCCCAATGTTGGATGGATCAACTTCCATACCAACGAAACCAGGACCGCAACCAAGCGCGGCCCAAATTGTTTTCACGTCTTTCGTGTTTTTCAATAGACAGAGATAGTTCTGCCAATCCGGTTCAATGGAATAGACCTCATCGAACCTATCCCTTAGATAATTCGCCCAAACACCGCAATTGCCGCCCGCCTGGACGACCGTATTGAAGTTTTTGCAGTATTTTAAAGCCCTTTCAGCGTCCCTTACT